TAAGCCTAATCAGGGTAAGCCTAATCAGGGTAAGCCGACACTAGTAAATACTGAATATAAACAATTACTGAATATTACTAAAGACGGAGATGTAGGAGTTGAGGTTTCTGAGCCGTCTGAAACTGATGAACCAACCAACAGCAACGTCTTTGGCGATTTTCCGATTACTGACGACTGGGAGCCTAAAGACAAAACAGCGTTTAACGCAAAACTCAGACGGTCGCAGATTCCAAGTCTTGGAGACAAACGAATCAAAGACGCGCTGATTGAGTTTACCGGCTACTGGTCAGCAAGAGGCGATACGCAAACGCAGGCGATGTGGGAGCACAAGTTTTTTCAATCGCTGATGCGCCTGAAAGCCAAAGGCGAATTGGGAGCGGCAAAACAAGACCCATCGCATAAACGCTTTGAGACAAGAACGGCAGACGGTATGCCGGTAATGACAAAAAAACAGGCCGCCGAACTTAGACCACTGGGGAAATTTTGAAAATGACTGAGCAATTTGAAATCTTGGCAAGCTTGGAAGCAGAGCAGTCTGTATTGGGCGCAATCCTGATTGACAACGATTCCGCCAACTTCCTGACAGACTTAACGCCAAACAATTTTTTCAGCGAAAAGAACGGCCTGATTTTCAAGACAGCCATGTCGATGATTTCAGACGGCCTGCCGGTAGATGTGATTACGCTTGATGCCGAACTTGGCAAGCGCGGATTGAGCGAAGAAACAGGCGGCCTTGCCTACCTGATTGACCTGCAACAAAACACGCCGTCAGCGGCGAATGTCAGCCGATATGCGCGGCTGGTGTCAGAAAGCGCGGCAGAGCGTGAATTGCGGTTTGCTGCTGAACAAATCGAGAGACTGGCAACAGAACGCGATGGCCGCTCAATCGCCGACAGACAGGCTGAAGCGGTTGCCCTGTTAGACAAAATCAGCGGCACGGCGGCAGGTCGAAGCGAGGAAATGAGCTACGAAGATGCGATAAGAGCAACACTGCATCACTGGGAGCGAATTTCTGAAACAGACGGAATGCTTGGCTTTTCTACCGGCCTGAAATGTCTTGATGAAGTTACAGGCGGCCTGCAACGCGGAAATTTGACGGTAATCGGCGCAAGACCCGGCATGGGCAAATCCGTGTTGGCTGAAAACATTGCCCGGCATTGTGCAAAAAGCGGTTTGTCCGTTCGATTCCAAAGCTACGAGATGTCAGGCATTGAGTTAACTCAGCGAGGAGCGGCGGCAGAGCATTCGATTGATTACGGCCGGTTGAAAAAATACCGCATGACACGCGAAGAGCATAACGGCTTCGCTGAATACCTGAACGAGGCTAGAGACTGGAAGTTTGTGATTGACACGGAAATGGTCGGAATTGAAGCAATCGCCGCGCGATGCCGACTAGAGAAGCGCAAATCAGGGCTTGATGTGTTGGTAGTTGACCATCTGCACCTGATGCCGCGTAAAGGCGTGAACGAGGTTGCTGAACTTGATGATATTACGGCACGCCTGAAACGCTTGGCGATGGAACTGCAAATTCACGTCTTGCTTGTTGCACAGCTTAACCGAGCGACAGAGAAGCAAGCGGACAAACGACCCAGCCTTGCAGACCTACGAGGAAGCGGCGGCATTGAACAAAACGCAAACTTAGTGCTGATGCCATACCGTGAGGGCTACTACGATTCAGACGCACCGCAAGAAACGGCTGAACTGATTATCGCAAAAAACCGAGACGGCGAGCGTGGCGTTTTAGACCTAGTGTGGCAGGGTCAGTATCAACGATTCTGCGAGTATGAGTATTACAGCTAAGGAGCGGTAAATGCGTGAAACCTGCTTCTACTGCAAACACGCAAACTTTCAATCAGAGGCCAACACGCCGATGAGAGGGTTTGCAAAATGCGAGAAATCGCAAACGCCTGAGCAACGGGCGAGCTTCTACTTCGGAGGCTATCAGTGCGACAAGGGCGATTACTGGAGCGGCGGAAAAGGTTTCCAGCCTGCCGATGAAATCGTGATTCAAAAACGGCGCGAGAAATTTGAAGAATGGCGCAACAAAAGGAAATGACGAAATGAGAATTTTAGCTTTATTTGACGATGGAAATGGAAGCGTAAAAAAGGCACTGCCTGAGCATGATGTAGTGTCGGTAGGAATTGGGAACGCCGATATTGTGATGGATTTGTCAGACCTGAAGAATATTAAAAAGCTTGTCGATATGCACAAAGAAAACCCATTCGACCTGCTGATGGCAAGTCCGCCGTGTGAATCTTGGAGCTTCGCAACCGCAGGCGATAACGGAAACGCTTACCGATGCAAAGAGACGTTGAGACTTAGGACGTTTGATGACTGGAAGCGGCACCCATACACGTCAATCAAGAGACTTGTCGACAGAAACGCGCCGGAAATTCCTGAAATCTATTCAAGGTATTTAAAAGGCGGCGTAAACGGGGATTTGACAGCATTGTTTGTTTGCGAGCTTGTGGGGCGGTTAAAAATACCGTTTGTTATTGAGAATCCGCAGTCGTCAATGTTGTTTGAAAGAATGAAGCGTAATGGTTTGAATTTCATAAAAAATAATGCCTGTTATTCGGCGTACAGCGATGAATTCCCACTTAAAAGAACTGGATTCGCGTCAAATGTGGAAATGAGCCTGAAAAATGCGAATAAGGCAGCTTTCAGAATGAAACAGTTAAAAAGCAATAGGAAAATTCTTCGGTCGTCTATTCCGTCAGAATTGATTAAAGACATTGTCAGCTATTTTTAAAAAGGGGAGCGAAAATGAAAAACTGGTTAATTCACAGATTGGGCGGCGTGCCTAAGCAAACCTACATGGCGGCGGCTGAAAGCTACGAGGACACGCTGGCAACATACACCAACATGATTCACAAGCTGGAGCAGGAAAACGCAGGCATGACAGCCGATAAAGCCGAAATGGAAAAGGCGGCGGAAATGGTCAGCGCGAACCTGTCGGAAACAATCAGCCGTCTGAATGAGGCGAATAGAACAATCAACGGATTAAGACAAATTGTTAATGGGTCGGCAATAAGTTCGGCAGAGAAGAACAAGAAAATCGAAGAACTGCAAGCGGAAATTGAAGCGAAGAACGCAGAGCTTGCAAGGGTTAAATCAGAGATTATCGCAATCTTAAAAATCAAAGCAGATACGACACTGAAAGCAGAAAACCAACGTCTGCGAGCTGAATTGGAGTTACTGAAACGCAACAAATTCAAGCGAGGCCGCAAATGATGACACTGTTTCTAATTGGGCTTGGTGCAATCGCGGCACTGATCGGGATCACGATTTTGGTAGATATGCCGCCGATTGACGAATTTGGTTGCAGGGTGAAAGGGGACGAAGATGGAAACTAAAAAAAGGCAATAAATGCCGAAAAGAAAAACCTTTATCCGAAATGGATAGACGCAGAGACAAAAAAACAGGGGAATTTAAATATTTGTCTTGTTGCAAGTCATGCAAGGCTGAATATCAAAATCAGTACATCCGAGAAAATCGAGATGAAATCAACCGAAAACAGCGCGAACGGACAGCGCGAATCAGAAAAGAGAAGAGGAAAGAGCAGGAGAAACATGAGCCATGCAAGCCGGTGTACGTTGCGCCTAAATCTAGGGTTTGCAAGTGTTGCAAGCAAGAAAAGCCGATTAGCGAGTTTTATCAAAAATATCGAAACAGTGATGGAGCCTGGGTTTATTACTGGCAGTGCAAGGAGTGCAAAAGAGCGGCTTACAGAGAAAAACACGGCGTTAAGCCAGTTCCTATGCCGCCAAAGCCAAGCGTGTGGGATTTGACGGTTATGCCGAAAATAAGCGTTGAAGATACCGTACAAATCGCAAACGAAGCATTCCCCCTGTTGGATAACCAGTATTGGAAAACAGGGGAAGCCCAAAGGATTTACAAACAATTCGGCATGGAATGGAGCTATTTATGAAACTTGGAGTATTTCTGATTTGCGTATCGGTTACGGTGTTGGCGATTGGGTTTGTCGAATGGATCGCAAAGAAAGTACGCAACCAAGATGATGATTGGGGTGGGCATTGGCCGTATTAATCCCGATTGAGCAAATAGTAGAGGCGGCGGAAAGGGCAAATGTTCTTTCCCTGCCATACCCGATAAGCACTAACCGATACTGGAAAACCTTTCGGAATCGGCAAGTATTAAGCAAGGAAGCGAAAGCATACAAGCTTTGCGTTTCTCAAGCGGCAGAAAGAGCAGGTTTTAGGCCGTCTGAAAAAGATGTAATCCTATTTGTCAGCCTAGTGCCGAAGATGAACAAGGACGGCACGGCAAGCAAGGTAATACTAGACCTTGATAACTGCCTAAAAGTCGCTGTCGATGCCTTGCAAGGGGTTGTCTATCACAACGACAACCAAGTCAAATTTATTTTATCAACATATTCGAGCGAACCAAGAGAGAACGGCGGGCTTGATATTGGAATTGCGGAGTTAAGAAGTGGTTAAAATTTTTTCGATTGTTTCGTCATTAATTTTTCTTCATTTTGGTTATTTTATGGCTAAATTTTTAATCAAAGTGGATGTAGCCAAAAAAATAATCATCAATCTTGATGGGAAAAATATAACGACAATCACGCCGATGTATTTTTTTGTTGTCGCATGGTTTGCGATTATCTGGGGTGTTTTGCTTTTGTCATTCTTCCTGTTTGGTAAGGGCGCATAAATGAGCAAAACCAAAGAGGAAAAGAAGCACCTTGAGCGCGTGTCCTCTATCGGTTGTATCGTCTGTCGTAATGAGGGGCGATACAACATACCGGCAGAGGTGCACCATGTCCGAAACGGTGCAGGCATGGGTAGGCGCAATAGCCATTTTGAAACGATACCGCTATGCCCTGCACATCATCGGACTGGTGGAGTAGGGATAGCCTTTCACGCCGCGCCGCGCACGTTTGAGAGCTTGTACGGCACAGAAAGAGAATTGTTGAAACAGGTTGAGAATATTTTAAATTGGCAGTAAATCAGCAAGGAAGAACCGTTAAATGCAAAGCGTAGCGTACAGGCTGACGAAAGACAACAAGCGGCCATTGATGACGACCATTTACAACAATCTAGGGGCGTGGTTAGAGGCTAATGCAGAGCTTGAAGTATGTATTAGGCCGTACAACTCAAAACGGAGCGTCGAGCAAAACCGCCGCTTGTGGAAAATCTACGGGGAGTTAGCAGATAAAGCGTGGGTAAACGGCAGGCGATACAGCGCGGAAACGTGGCATGAGTATTGCAAGGGAATGTTTCTAGGTTATGAGCTTAAAGCCATGCCGGACGGAAGCGAGCTTAAAACGCCGATAAGCACGACAACGCTAAACACGGCAGAGATGACAGACTATCAAAACCGCTTGCAGGCATGGGCGGCAGGGAACTTCGGGTTAATTTGGGAATTTTAAAGGGGCGGGAAATGTATCACACGGTTGAGCAGGTATTGGCGGATGTTTATAAAATCAGGGGCGTGAGAATGGAGCCAATGAACAACACGGCTTCAGTCATGCGCTGGTGCGAATCTAAGGGCGTGATGGGCGGCGGTGGAGATTTAACGCAAGCCGAAACACACGCAAACGCCGCGATGATTATCAGCCGTATTGAGCGCGTATTGAATCGATACGAGCTTGCGGTAGTGGAGTGTGAATACAGCGAGGATTTAAGCGGAATCGTGGATATTACCGCCTATATTGAGCAACAGAACGATGGCGTGAACCTGTTGATATGTGATTCTCTGCTGTCGCATATTTTTTCAGGTAGCCCCAAGCAGATGGAGATACAAGACAGATTTGATATTGCCCGCGTAACGTTGTGGCGGAAAAAGAAACAGGTTGGAGGAATTGTGGCCGGACTGCTTGATAGCGCCATTTGCAAACTGGACCCGGAGTTTAGGCAAGCGAGGATTATTGGGTAGTTTGTGTTTATGCTGATAGATTGTGTAAAAATATGTATAATTATTCGGTAATATATTTCGAGTGATGGTAAACCTAAACAGGTAGATGGTTTATTCTAGGAGATGAAGATGAAAAAAACATTGTTGGCAATGATATTGGCAGTAATATCTAGCATGGTGATGGCAAAGTCAGAAGCAGAACAATTTGGATTGCAATATATAGAGACACCGCCAGGAACCAACTATAAAGTCTATGGAAGCGGCGACTTCATGTTCATTGATGCTAGGGCCACGGGCAGATTTGCCTCAATGTCCATTTTAACAATCAAACAACAACAGCAAGCCGGGTATGCGATTATTCCCGCTCGAAATTTTGATGAGATGAATAAAAATGGACAATTCGCACAAACGTACTCCGTCGATTGTGGCACAAATGTTGTTTATGATGGCAATGGGCAGTCTAACAGGGTCAGCGAATTAAACCCGTTGCATCAGGTGGCATCAAATTTGGCTTGCCTAATTTTGGACACGGAATAAGTGATTATCTCTGAAGGTATTACTGGTTGGATTTTTCTTGCTTTACACTTGACGGCATGAAACACTTTTGCTACAATTATGCTATAGTTTGGAAATAGCTATATAAACCGCCTTTATAGGGCGGTTTTTGCATTTCAAGATAGCCTGTGATTCAGGCAGAAAGTCAATAAAACGCGGGGCGAGTGAGACGCGTTTACCCGACCTAAATGGTTGTCATGCTAAGACAGACTATAAAGCGGTTCTCGCACTTCGCCCTATGCCTTGCCGGTGTAGGGCGTTCCATTTTTCCTACGAGTCGAGTGTGTTTAGCCGTCTAATTCTGAGAGGGGTTGAGTTAGACGGTTTCTTTTTTAGAGGAGGGTTTATGAGCGACACAAAACGCAAAATAGGCCGTCCGACAAAATACAGCGGCGAATTGGTAGAAGATATATGCGAGAAAATCGCAAATGGCAGAAGCTTGCGTTCCATATGTGCTGAGGACGGGATGCCTACAAAGGCAACCGTGTGCAAATGGCTGGCTGAGAATCAAGAGTTTTCAGACCAGTACGCGCGCGCGCGCGAAAAGCAGGCGGACTATTTCGCTGAAGAGATTATCGAGATTGCCGACAGCGCAGAAGCAGAGAGTGCGGCAGTCGCAAAGGCTAAATTGCAGATAGATGCCAGAAAGTGGGCGGCTTCCAAGATTGCGCCGAAGAAATACGGCGACAAAGTGGAACAGCAAATCACTGGCAACCTTGCAATACAGGCTGATGTAAAACTTTCCGATTTGTTCTTGAGCGATGAAGAATAAGCTACACCCGAAATTCAGACCGCTGATACATAAGCACCGATACAAGAGTTTGCGCGGTGGCCGTGGTGGCATGAAGTCTTGGGCAGTGGCAACGGTATTGGTAGAGCTTGCGCGCAAAGGCCGCTTTCGTATCATGTGCGCCCGTGAGCTTCAAAACAGTATCAGTGATTCCGTAATCTCTTTGTTATCAGACACGATAGACAGGGCAGGTTATACGCAGGAATACGAAGTACAGCGTAACCGCATTATCCATCTATCGACTGGTTCGGAATTTCTCTTTTACGGTATCAAGAACAACCCGACAAAAATCAAATCCATTGAAGCGATTGATATATGCTGGATTGAGGAAGCGGAAAACGTTTCTGATGAAAGCTGGAATATCCTAATCCCGACTATCCGTAAAGCAGGGTCGGAGATTTGGCTTACATGGAATCCGAAGAATATCCTAGACCCTACCTATCAGCGGTTTGTAGTCAATCCGCCTGATGATATGGTGGATATTGTCGTGAACTATACCGACAACATCTATTTGCCTGAAGTGCTACGCTTAGAGGCTGAATCATGCAAAGCGCGTGATTATGACCTTTACCGCCATATATGGTTAGGCGAGCCGGTAGCAGATAGTGAGTTGTCTGTAATTAAGCCGAAATGGATTGACGCGGCGATTGATTCACATATCAAGCTGGGATTTGAAGCTACTGGGCAGAGAATACTGGGCTTTGACGTTGCAGACGAGGGCGATGACGCCAGTGCTACTGTATTGCGACACGGTTCAGTCGTTATCGATATGGACGAATGGCGCGGCCAAGATGTTATCTATTCCGCCGACAAGGTTTATTTGTACGGCCAAGACGTAAAGGCCGATAAAATCATCTTTGACAGTATCGGCGTTGGTGCTGGTGTGAAAGCGCAGTTCAGGCGCAAGACTGGTAAGGTGCAGACGATAGGATTTAATGCCGGAGGTTCTGTATTTAAGCCAGAAGCCAAGTACACTGACGACAAGAAGAATAAGGATATGTTCTCAAACATCAAGGCGCAGGCTTGGTGGATGGTTCGAGATAGGTTTTACAAAACTTGGCGAGCCATTGAGTTTGGGGATCCCTATCCTGTTGACGAGCTTATATCCATATCAGGTGACTTGAAAGATTTGGATTACCTGAAAGCAGAATTAAGCCGACCGCGTGTTGATTATGACAATAACGGGCGCGTAAAGGTCGAGAGTAAGAAAGATATGGCGAAGCGAGGTATTCCAAGCCCAAACAGAGCCGATGCGCTGATTATGGCGTTTGCGCCTGTTCAGGGCGGATTGAACATTAACCCAAACATTTTGAGCAGAATATGAGTAAACGAAAGAAACAGCCAAAGGCGATGAACACAAAAGCCGTGCGCCGTCTGCTTCAGGAATTGCCCGACAAGTCTGCTCAATACTATGGGCTTGATGTGCCGGAGCTTCCTGCTGGTGTCGTTCCTGAAAACGCTACCGGCATGGCGATGGACTGTAACAGCACTTTGGGCAATTTTGGCGCAGGGTGCTTTTTTAATACAGGCTTTATCGGCTATCCGCGATTGGCAGAGCTTGCGCAGATTTCAGAGTATCGAAGCGTAACTGAAACGACTGCCAGCGAGATGACCCGACAATGGATTGAAATCAAATCTATTGGCGATGACGACAACAGCGAGAAGATTAAGCAGATTGAAGAGTGTTACGAGAAACTGAACATCCGTGATGTTTTCCGTAAGGCGATTGAATCAGACGGCTTCTTCGGCCGCGGTCAAATCATGATTCAGATGAAAGGTCAGGATGACGACAAGCTGAGTAATCCGCTTCTGCTGACAAGTAAGACCATTGGCAAAGGTTGCTTGAAAGCACTTGTCCCTATTGAACCGATGTGGACAGCACCGGCGCAATGCAATACGACAGACCCGACGGCGGTAGATTTCTACAAGCCTAATACGTGGTTTGTGATGGGGCGAGAGATTCATCATAGCCGCCTGTTTACGCTGATTAGCCGACCTGTTCCCGATTTGCTCAAGGCCGCCTATAACTTCGGCGGCGTGAGTATGTCGCAGTTGATGATGCCGTATGTTGACCGATGGTTGCGAACGGTTGATTCAGTAAGCGACCTACTGCATAGCTTCTCGCTGTCAGGCATTAAGACAGATATGTCGACCATCTTGTCAGGTGGCTGTGATGAAGAAGTCAACATGACTTTACGCGCTGAGGTGTACAACCGCTTCAGAGATAATCGCGGCTTGATGATGTTGGATAAAGATAACGAAGAGTTTTTCCAATTCAACACGCCATTAAGCGGATTAGATGCCCTGTTAGCGCAATCGCAGGAGCAGTTGGCAATGCCTAGCCATACGCCGCTTGTAAAACTGTTGGGCGTAACACCTAGCGGATTGAACGCAAGCAGCGATGGCGAGATAGCCGTTTATTACGACTACATCAAGGCACTGCAAGAGAATATTTTGCGCGACCCGTTGGATAAGGTGTTAAAGCTGGTTCAGCTTCATCTATTCGGCGAGATTGACGATTCAATCACATTCTCGTTTGTACCGTTGGCGCAAATGGACGAATCGCAGCTTGCCACTATCCGCAAGTCTGATTCAGACCGCGATGTCGCATATATTCAGGCTGGTGTTATTTCCGCTGAAGAGGTTCGCGGCCGCTTGGCTTCTGATACTGACAGCGGATATAACGGCATTGATGTGGGCGAAGTGCCAATGCAAGATGATTTTGGCGGATTAGGGATGACCGATGAAACAGAGCAACGAAGTGATACTATCCCCGATAATGCCGAATCTCGGAGTGGAGGCGGCGTACAGGAAGAGCCTGAAGAAACTGCTGGCGGAAATGCGCAAGGACGTGCAAAGCCTGATTGACAGCCATTACCCTAAAGGGCTGGCGCAAGACGGCTTTTCAGACGGCTTACAAGCCGCTATACGCCGACTATTTCGTTACTGGTTCAACCGATTGGAAACATTAGCCCCTGAAATTGCAGGGGCTTTTTTACATCGTTCCATGAGCCATACGGACAAGGCGTTTCTTTCGGCTTTACGTTCTGCCGGGCTGACGGTTCGATTCACTCAGACAGAAGCAACACGCCGCGCGTTTGATGTGGCGTTGAGTGGTAATGTCGGCTTAATTCGTTCCATTGGTCAGCAGTATTTGAGCCGTGTTGAAGATAGCGTCTGGCGGTCGGTCAACGCAGGCTACACCATGTCGCAGTTATCTAAAGAGCTTCGCAAGGACTTTGGCGTAAGCGAACGGCGAGCGGCGTTTATTGCACGAGACCAAACAAACAAGGCAAAGGCCGTCATTGAGAAAGCGAGACGGCAAGAGCTTGGTATTACAGAGGCTATATGGCTTCATTCCCACGCAGGCAAAGAGCCACGCCCTAGCCATGTAGCGGCAAACGGTAAACGCTTTGATGTGAGTAAAGGAATGTATCTTGATGGCAAGTGGGTTCAGCCAGGAGAAGAGATTAACTGCCGTTGTTCAAGCCGTGCAGTAATCAAATGGGGATAGTATGAAACAGAAGCAAAAAGCCATACTGAACAAGGCGCGGCGACTGCTTGCACAAGATAACAAGTGGATAACGGTCAAGCCGAACGGTCCAGAGGGTAAAGGCGCGCATGTAGAGATTGACGGCTCAGGCCGTATCACTAAAGGCATGGGCGGTAAGTTCAACGGCACGAAAATCAGCGAAGTGCGTAAAAGCTTTGTTGGTGCGAAAACGCCTGGCCAAGAGTATTTAAATAAATCAAATCAGAAAGCAAAGAAAAAACCATCTACCAAGATTAATTTGAAAGAAACTCATATTCAAATTAAAGAGCCGATAAAAGCTGAAAAATCTATTTTTGGCGGCTATCGTGTTGATGGAATGCCTGATAACGCCTCAATTAATAAAAGCCTTGTCACTATTAAGAATGGGCATATTGTTGGCGTTAAAAAAGGGCTTGAGCAAGAGTTAGCAAAGATTACTGGGCGAAGTGTTGAGGCTATAGGCGAGGCGCAGCCGTTGAGCGAGAAAACCATAGCCAAACAAAAGGCTGAAGAGGCTGCCAATAAGGCGAAGAAAGAACAGATAGAGGCGAATGCCCGCAATGCAGTTCGCGCGTTGTTTGCGATTGAGGGGCGTAGCGATGTGTTTGAAGAAAAACCGTCTGAACCTGCCAAGACAACCAGTGCCAAGACCAATATAGGTCACATTGCCAAAGAGACAGACAAGGCAGTTATGGTTCATGCTGAAATCGTGAACGCCGCAGGCGATAAAAAGAAGGTTGGTGTATGGATTCCAAAGTCCCAAATTGGAGATGATGGAAATGCTTCAATGTCAATTATCCGAGAAAAGCAGCGCGAATTATCGGGAATGTATGCCGGGTTAACTAGTATCGATTTTGTGGGCGCAAGCGAAGAAGTTATTACCCCGCAAATAGACAAAAAACGATCAGAAGAGAAAAAGACCTCAAGTAACCCTGTTACAACAGAGCCGAAAATCCCTGATTGGTACGCTGAAATACGCAATAAACATTCAAACCCTTATTGGAACGGCAAGTTTTATGACGGTAAGAAAAAGGATAGTCATAGAATTTTCGTTTCCGGTAAGGAGTACACGATCACAAGTGAGCAGAAATCAGAGCTTGAACAACATCGTAAGGATTGGCAGTCGTTTAAAGCTTCTCAGCAAGCTTCAGGGACTTATTTAAAAGTTCCGTATGAGCAGAGAGAGCTTGCTAAAAAACACGGCGCAAAATGGAATCCTGACAAGAAGCAATGGTATCTACCGCCCGGTGTTGAACTAGCTGAAGAGATTAAGCATTTCAGCCCTGACTACAAAGCACCTGTTACGCCTAAATCTAATCCTTCGACAAGCGGCCAAAATACGCCTGCGAAGAAAGCAGATATAAACAACATGTCTAAATCTGAAGCGAAAGCCCATTTAGACGACTTGTACAAGAAAAGAAAACGTTACAACGATGTTGTTAATGAGGGTGGAGAGGGATTTAACCCATTTGATGCTGCTATACGGGAATTTAGTTCTCAATATACTCGCAAATTTGAGCCTGAAACACAGGCACTATTCGACAGATTAGATGCTGAAAAAAGGAAAGATTACGAAAACAGGATGAGGGAATTGGATGAAAAAATTGAACGTAATGGCGGATGGTATCCGGATTAAATTATGGATTATTTAGACGAAACTTACGCAATGGATTGCGATAATCCGAGATGGTACAGAAAATCTCATTGCATAGCTCAAGACCGTTCCATGCGGTCATATGACGAAGACGGCCGATTGCACGTTGAGACTTCAAATATCAGCAAAGCAACGGTAAATCCTTATTATGGTAGCGAAATCCCAAATCATGACAAATTGGGATTAGACCCGAAAAAAGTTTATTACATGTTGCGAGACCCTGAAGAGCTTGAAAAGGCTGTTCAGACGTTCAACAACCTGCCGTTACTGAGCAAGCATATTCCGGTATCGGCAGACGAGCCGCAGAAAGACGTAATTGTCGGTACAACTGGCAGCGATGCCAAGTTTGAAGATGGTTACTTGAAATGCTCATTGGCCGTCTGGGATTCAGAAGCCATTGCAGGCATTGAAAGCGGTGAGCAAATGGAGCTATCCAGCGCATATCGATACGTTGCGGATATGACGCCGGGCGAGTTTAAAGGCATGCGCTATGACGGCGTTATGCGCGATATTGTGGGTAACCATGTAGCCCTTGTCGATGTGGGTCGGGCAGGGCGTGACGTAGTAGTAAGCGATGCAGACCCATTTTCAGAAAGGAAAGTTATGAAACTGAAGAAAGGCGCGAAAGCGCGTATTCATGCAGTTCTGAAGCCTTTAATGGCGCAGGACGCTGAATTAAGCCCTGACGAACTGTTGGAAGTTATTGGTTCATTGACTAACGAAGTTCAGACTGCCGAAGACGAGGACGACAAAGAATTGCCGCCTACCGATGAAGCCGCTGAAGAAGTTGGTACAGACGAAGAAGAAACCGCCGCAGACGAAGATGTGGAAGAAGTTGCCGAAGATGAAGATGAAGAATCTGAAGCACCTCAACCGCCTGAACAAGCTCAAGACCGTGGCATTTCCAAAGTTGCTATGGATAAAGCCATTGCAGCGGCTGTGTCTAAAGAACGCAAACGTATGCAGGCACTGGCAACCGCTCAACGCGAAGTAGCGCATATTGTCGGCGATGTAACTATGGACAGCGCAGAAGATGTCTATAAATTCGCACTGGAACAGCAAGGCGTTGACGTGTCAGGCGTACACCCATCTGCTTATCGTGCAATGGTCGGCATGTTGGGTAAATCAAGCCCTAAAGTTGCTATGGACAGCGCAAACGCCGCGTCTAAGCAGTTTAAAGGTTTAGCACGAATCAAGAAAGGTTAAAAAATGCCATTTCAAAAAGTAGTTAACTCATACCAAGCCCCTGCCGTTGCAGGGGATTTTGCTTCTACAAACCCTAACGCTTCTATGCTGGCTGGTGAGGGTGCTTTGGTAGCAGGCGATAGCGGCGTTACTGTCGGCGTGTTTGCATGGGCAGACGCAGACGGCAAAGTAAGCAACAAGAAAGCAACTAACGGTCGTATCGGCTTTGTACATCGTGAACAACAAGCAAGCATTACCGGCTTCTTGGATGAACAAGGCAATACTATTCTGAAAGGCCAAGCCATGACCCTGATGACTGGTGGCGACTTTTGGGCGCATTTCCCTGCTGGTGCCGTTATCGGTCAAAACGTATTTGCCAAAGATACTGACGGCACATTGAAATCATCCGCCGCTGCTACTGAAGCAGGTCATACCCTGACTAAATTCAAGGTAGCCTCTACCGCCGGCGCAGGCGAACTGGCGAAAATCACATCTTGGGAGTAACACATGAACCAAACATTTAACCAACTTGAACGCGATGCCGGTATCGTCTTTATGGGCGGCGGCAAGAAGCTGATGGACGATAAAATCGCAGCAGCTTTGGCAATGGACGCACAGCCCGGCTTGTCAACTGTCGGCAATAGCGGTATCCCTGCATGGATGCTGAACTATGTCGATCCGAAGATGATTGAAATCATCTTGCAGCCTACCAAAGCCGCTGAAGTTTTCGGCGAGATGAAAAAAGGCGACTGGACGACTGAAACCGCTACTTTCATGACCGTTGAGCCTACCGGCGAAGTTTCCTCTTATGGCGACTACAACAACAACGGCGTAAGCGGCGTGAACGTCAACTTCCCTCAACGTCAAAGCTACCATTACCAAGTATTCACCCGCTGGGGTGAGCGTGAAGTAGCGCGTGCCGGCGAAGCTAAGATTGACTATGTTGCCCGCGTAAACGAGGCTTCTATCAATGCCCTGAACCGCTTCCAAAACAAAACGTATTTGTTTGGCGTGAAAGGCTTGCAAAACTATGGTGTATTGAACGACCCATCATTGCCTGCCACTACTCCCGCCGCCAAGACTTGGGCAACCTCAACAGGCGAAGAAGTGTATGAATCTATCCGCAAACTGTTCCAAACACTGCTGAAACAGACAGGCGGTAAAATTGATATGAATACGACTCTGTTGCTGGTGTGCAGTCCTACTGCAAGCGTTGATTTGACAAAAACAAACCAATACAACGTCAATGTCATTGACCAGTTGAAAAAGAACTTCCCTAACTTGCGCGTTGAGACCATCCCGGAATACTCAGCGACAAGCGGCGAAACCGTTCAACTGATTGTCGAAGAATTGGACGGCCAACGCACTTTGGACTGTGCATTTACCGAAAAAATGCGCGCCCATAACATGGTATTGGAAGCCTCTTCTATCAAACAGAAGAAATCTCAAGGTACTTGGGGCGCGATTATCTATCGCCCATTCTGTATCGCAACAATGACTGTTAGCTAAAAGGAGCTGGCTAAATGGCAAAAAACACAAAAAGCAAAACTGTTACCGTTGGTTGCAAACTGCCAAACGGTTTGATTCTCGAGTTGAACGGCAAAACTGTTGAAATTAACGGTTCTACAAGCTCACGCGTTATCGGCGGTCATGGCATTACCTATGACGTTGACGCTGAGTTTTTCGATGCTTGGATGGAAGCTCACGCAGACCGTGCAATGGTTCGCAATGGCTTCATCTTCGCCCATGACAAGGCGGCTGATACCAAAGCAGAAGCGGCGGAAAAAGCAGATAACGCAACCGGCTTGGAAGCTGTTGACCCTGATGCGCCCAATGCAGGCGTAACCAAAGCAGACGAGTAACATCATGGGCGTGGTGGTATTTAATCCCGACACTTTCCGCGAAATTTACCCGCAATTTGTCGACACGCCCAATGCAGTGCTTGACTGGTGGTTTGCTCAAGCTGAAACGCTACTCAATAACACTGATTGCAGCATCGTGAAAGACTTGGGCGAGCGTGAACGGTTGCTGATGTTGTTAATGCGCCATTTAGCCGCTTTGGACGAGAGAGCAGAACAAGGCGGCTTGGTTGGTCGTATCGGTTCGGCCACAGAGGGCAGCGTATCAGTCAGCGCGGATTTGTCGGGTGTTAGTGGTAAGGCTGCATGGTTTGCTCAAACGCCATGGGGCTTGACCTACTGGCAGATGACCGCGAAGTACCGCGCTTTCCGATATGTTCCGGGCGGTTGTTATGCGCGGCGGTAGTAAGTTCCGGTCAGCCTTGCGTAATGCTGTCAGTAAGGCGGCAGGCGGCGCGGTTCGTGTCGGTATCTTGGAAACGCAAACATACCCTGCCAAAGATGGTAAAGGCGATGTAAGCGTGGCACAGGTGGCCTACTGGAATGAATACGGCACGGCTACCATTCCGGCACGTCCTTTTTTCCGCAACACGATAGCGGAGAAGCAGGACGAATGGGCGGATAACGCGGCCAGCATATTGCAACGCACGGACGGAGATGTCGGCATGGCTTTGGCGTTGATTGGCGAGGGTGTGAAAGGCGATATTGTCGAGACGATTCAGAACTTCAGAGAGCCTGAAAACGCGCCATCAACCGTGAAGAAAAAAGGCTTCAATAAGCCATTGATTGACACGGGCGACTTATGGCGGGCGATTCAAAGCGAAGTTGTTGAATAGGCGAAAGGAAGTCTATGAATTTAAGAGCTATTGCAAACGGCGTAACACGCGCGGTCAATCCAAACATGACGGCAACGCTGTTGCTGAATAATGGCTATAAAACGGACGAAGCAGGCGCAAGGACGGCTGACTATGAATCTGAAACGGTCACTATTCAGACACAAAGCCTAAGTAGTCAGGAGCGGCAAGAGTTTGACGGATTGTTGCAACAAGGGCATATGCTGAACGTGTATGTAACTGGGCAATTTTCCGTATTACGGCGCATTGCTGGGAAAGGTTCGGATAAGTTGGTTTTCGCGCCGTATGGTGAAGCAGAGCCGACAGAGTGGCTGATTAAGTCAGTTTCCGAATCGTGGCCTGATTGGTGCAAGGTGGTGGTATGGCGGCAACATTAAACGTTACACAGTCTGAAATCTACAAGGACGTAAGGCGGTATCTGCTTGGATTATTCCCTGATTGCGAAGTAATACAGGGCTATTCCAATAATGTGCCGCTTCCCAATGCGCCATTTATCCTGATGAACATTATCCGCGAATCGGAAATGAACACGCAGATAAACGAATGGCGGCCATTAGACGGCCTTGCAGACGTAACAAGAAGCATAGAAGTGTCGATGCAGCTTGATTTCTACGGCGTTGATTCAGGGCGTAACGTGCGCATTTTTTCGACCTTGTGGCGTGATTTCCATGCTTGCGAACGGCTGGAGGTTTGTCAGCCTTTATACACTGATGACGCGCGATATATTCCACTCACGAATGAAGAGCAGGAATTTGAGGCGCGGTGGAGTGTCACGGCCAATCTGACCTACAACCCTACTGTCACACATACGCAAGACTTTATCGAGGGCGCGTCTGTTTCAATTAATCGTATTCCATCATAAAGGAAATTAAATGTTTAAATCAATTCCTGCCTCACAGATTGTGAGCGTGAATCCATCGGTGTTGAGTTCAGGCGGTTCCCCTCTTGCGCTTAACGCCGTTTTCTTGAGTAAAAATGCCAATATCCCGACCGGCGAAGCACTGCTGTTTGCAACGGCTGAATCTGTCGGCGAGCATTTCGGCTTTTCTTCAGATGAATATAAAGCCGCGCAAATCTACTTCAAAGGCTTTGACGGCTCAAACAAAAAGCCGGGCCGTCTGTATTTCTATGCGCTGAACAGCGTGGCTGAAGCTGGCTATTTGCTTGGTGCAAGTGTCAAGACTACCAGCCTTGCCGAACTGAAGAAGATTAAAGGCTCATTGAATGTAACGATTGACGGCGCAGAAAAGAAAGCACCATCTATCGACCTGAAATCTGCTACAAGCTTCTCAGAAGCGGCTCAACAAATCGGAGCGGCTTTGTCTGCTACTGTTGAATTTGAAGAACAGTTGCAGGCGTTTAAGATTGTTTCGGCTACTACCGGCAAATCATCTACCGTATCTTTTGCAACTGGCGATATCGCCGACAAACTGGGCTTGAGTGAAGCCGCTGGTGCGCGTGTTTCCAAAGGCACAAACGCGGAAAGCGTTGATGAAATGATGGCAGGCTTGACCGCCGCAACATTGAACTTTGCAACCTTTACGACCATTGAAGAGCCGACCATTGAAGATAAATTGGCTTTGGCTAAATGGTCGAATTTGCAAAACGAACGCTTCCTGTACCTTGGTTGGGGTAAAGAAGCCGCAGCACTGCAAGCCGGTAACACTACATCATTCGGCTCGAAGCTGAAAGAATCCCAATATTCAGGCGCAACCGCTGTTTATGGTGGCTTGGATAAAGCGGCGTTCTTTTGTGGCGCGATTGCTTCTATCGACTTTAGCGAACGCGAAGGCCGTATTACTATTGCGTTCAAAGGTCAATCCGGCTTAGAGGTTGATGTAACCGATGCAACTGAAGCGCAAAACCTGAAAGACAACGGCTACAACTTCTATGGCGCATGGGCTACGGCTAACGACCGCTTCTTGTTCATGTATCCCGGCCAAATGACTGGCAAATGGCGATGGATGGATAGTTACGTCAACCAAATCCGCCTGAACAGCCAGTTACAGCTTGCTTTGATGACTATGCTCACTTCTGCCAAGTCTGTGCCGTATAACGCTGTTGGCCGTGCGTTGCACCGTGCCGCCTGTCAAGATGCCATTGATGAAGCGTTGAACTTCGGTTCTATCCGCGCAGGCGTTGACCTGTCAGAGCAACAACGCGCAATCATTAACAACGAAGCTGGTGTAGATGCCGCTACTCAAATCGAGGCGCGTGGCTATTACCTGTATGTCGGCAAGGTTTCCGCACAAGCACGCGGCAACCGTGAATCAATGCCGATTAAACTGTGGTACACCGACGGCGGTAGCGTTCACGCTGTCAACATGGGTTCTATCAACATTCTGTAACTTACAGGCCGTCTGGAACAACAGGCGGCCTAATTTTTTAAGGTAAAAATATGGCACCGCAAATCGCACCTAAAACCCTTACTTCGGCAAACAGTGTTTTGTTATGGAAAGCTAAGGGCTACACCGACCAATTTGTACATGCTCAAGGCTACAAAACTGATTCCGCGTTTGACTTTTCAGACGCAACCATCGGCGAGACCGTCATGGGCGTGGATGGTATTCAGTCAGGCGCATATATCCAACATGAACACCAACTGACTATCACTTTTGAAGCAAACAGCCCTACACGCGCCCACTTTGCCAAGATGTACGAGCGCATGACTGAGCAGATGGAAACATTCCCGTTTGAGTTTCAGGTGGATATTCCATCATTGGGTATTCGCCGCATCGCCAAAGGCTTCATGATTAATCTGGCTGGCTTCAGTGCTAAAAAACACATGGATGCCGGTAGTTATACATTCAACTTGGGCGTAGTGACTGAAGAGGAAATTTCCTAATGTCTTTAAAAACCAAAACCGTAACGATCGAAAAAGGCCGCGACAAAGGCAAGAAGTTTGAAATTACCGAAATGCCGGCGGCGAAGATTGATAACTGGGCAATGCGTGTCTTGCTGGCTTTGGCTGGAGCAGGCATTGATGTTGCAGAAGCTAATGAGGGCATGATGGGCTTGGCTAAAGTGGCATTTGCCGCTTTGGGTAAAATTCCGCCTGCTATTGCTGTTCCACTGTTGGATGAATTGCTGGAATGTGTGCAATTCATTCCTGCTGGTGGTTCGCCCCGCCCGCTTGATTTGGAATTGGGCGATGTAGAGGACTTTACCAATCTTTGGATGTTCCGAAAGGAGGTATTCAATCTGCACATTGATTTTTTGCAACAAGGGGTTGGCCTGAGTTAGGCGGTGGCGGTTATGGCGCGGATATGGATTATTTAAACCTGTCCGCGCTTATCGGCGGCTTAATTTCAAGCCGTCTTTGCACTTTGCACGAATTGCAGACGGTTTATAGCTTGGAAGATGCTTTGAATCTTTGGGAAGTTTTGAGTATAGACGGCTACAACCGCCAACAGTATGAGAAACGGCGACAGGCCGTCTGAAAGGTTTAATTATGGCGACTGTTATAGACACCCTGTTTCTTGAGCTTGGCATTGATTCTTCCAAGTTTTCAGGAGAAGCAGCAAAAGCAGAAAAGCAGTATGACCGCTTAGAGCGTTCTGTTGCCAAAGTCGAGAAAGCTGAAAAAACAGCCGCGAAAACGACCAAAGAAAGCGCGGAGGCACGGCGCAAAAGCGTAGTAGATACGCAGAAAGCCGATGCCTCTATGCAGGGCTTGCTAAAGACCGTAAACGCTTCTATTAAGAGCTTTGCGGCCTTTACTGGCTTACTGCTTGGTGCTAGTGGGTTGTCAAAGCTTGCAACAGACGCAGCAAAGGCGAATCGAGAGCTTGACACCACTGCTAAAAATCTTGGCATGGCGCGTAAGGAATTGAGCGCATGGCAAGGGGCGGCTGAAATGGCTGGCGAAAGTGCCAACGGCATGAGTAGCTACATGAAAACCCTGTCAGGCGATATGCAAAGCCTGATTATGATGGGCGACACGTCCGTCTTGCCATACTTCAACGCTTTGGGCGTGTCATTGCTTGATAGCAGCGGCAAAGCCCGACAGCTTGACGATGTAATGCTGGATTTGGCCGACCGTTTCAGCACAATGGACAGGACGAAAGCCTACACGCTGGCTCAACAAATGGGCATTGATGAGGGTACGTTCAACACATTGTCGCGTGGCCGTGCTGAAATGCAGCGTATGCTTGATATTCAGCGCGAGATGTACCATTCATCTGAAGCTGATATTGAAAACTCACGCAAACTCACAGAGGCACGCGCGGTATTAAATGCCCAATGGGAAAGCCTCAAGTTGATGATAGGAAATGCCCTGATACCGGCTGTCACATTTCTGACGGAGGTAGTCAGCAAGTTTGTGGGATTCCTAGTCAAGCATGAACACGTTACAAAAGGCGTGTTTCTTGGTATCGCTACGGCTATCGGCGTGTTTCTTATCCCAATGCTGATGACGGCAACGGCGGCGGTGTTTGCTTTTATTGCACCGTTTACGCCATTGATTGCGGCGGTTGCAGGGCTTGGTGCTGCGTTTGGCTTGCTTTATGACGACTATAAAACTTGGGCAGAGGGTGGCAAGTCCCTGTTTGATTGGGGCCGCTTTACCAGTTATATCAACAGTTCCAAAGTTTCCACTGATTCGCTTGGCAAGTCGTTTATTTACCTGACGACTGGTTACACAAGCTGGTCGGAAGCCGCAAACGGTATGCTTGACTGGATGCGCTTAAAAGGCTTCATCGATGGGAACACGGTTTCTGTCAGTTCGCTGATGAACGGCTTTAAAAACCTTGCTTCTGAGCTGTCAGACGGCCTTATGCCGTATCTGATGGATATTGTCGAAATCTTCAACCGATTAAAAGAGGGCGACTTTTCAGGCGCAGGCGAGGCGGTCAAGGTGGCATTTAAACGCCGCTGGGAGGCTGTGAAGTCATTTGCAGGCGCGGCATGGGATAGAGTTACCGGCACTGTTGACGTAGCGACCGGGCATGATGTCGGCACGCTGTCAGGTGGCAACACTGCCGGCGCACCATCAGGTGGCAATGTTGTTAACAATATGGTTTCAGGTGTTGATGCCCAAGTTTCCAAAGCTGCTGATTTTGCGCTAAAACATGCGGCAGACCGAAGCCTTAAAAATTGTGCATTATATGTTAACAATGCTTTACGAGCGCAAGGTATTCGCATTAATGGGAATGGCGTAGCAGTTGCTGGCAACCTGATTAAAAGTGGGCAAGGATTCCATCAAGTTGCATATAGCAAAGATTATGTCCCTCAGATTGGCGATGTAATGAGTATGAAATCAAACTCAAAATCTGGCCATAATTGGGGGCATGTTGCTATTTACACTAAAAAAGGCTGGGTATCTGACTTTAGACAGGGTGAGAAGTACGGCAACACTGGTGCGGCAAACGCGCAATACTGGAAGGAAATCCAAAGCGGAAGAATCGTTCCTGTTATCGCGCGTAGAGGCGGAGGCGGTGGAGCTAGGTCAACCATTGCCGTTACAGGCAAAGAGGACTGGCTGAACAAAATCACGGCCAAAGACACCGTTTCAAACGCTGATTCCCGATTGTCTGCTGTAAGTCAGAAGTACGGTATTCCGCAGCACATGCTTTATTCAGTATGGGCGCAGGAAAGCCGCAAAGGCAACATGAAGAAGTCGTCCGCCGCTGGTGCGAAAGGTCATTTTCAGTTCATGCCCGGCACTGCTAAGGCTTACGGCATTTCAGGGCGTGAATGGGACTTTGACGCATCAAGCGATGCCGCGGCGCGTTATTTCCAATGGTTGCTGAAGCACTACAACGGCGACCATAACAAAGCCCTTGCAGCGTATAACTGGGGCAACGGCAACCTAGACAAAGCTATTAAACGCTATGGCAATGACTGGCTGTCTCATGCGCCGAAAGAAACGCAGGGATATGTGAACAGTATTAACAAGATGATGGCTTATAAAGGTAGAGGCGGCATGATGTCTAGACCTTTGGGCGGTCAGGCTGTTGTGCAGAATCTCAGCAATCAACAGGGACGCATTAACGTTTCACGAGGCGCGGCGAATCCTCATAACGTCAGCAATACCCAAAACACGCAAATCACGGTCAACGGCGGCATCAACGTCCAAACCAGTGCAAGCACCGTTCGGGGAAATGTACAGGACGCTATGGACGGCTTGAACAGCCGCGCTGGGCAGTATGCTGTTGCTCAAATGTAGAACTAAGCAATAAAGGCCGTCTGAAAAGGCGGCTTTTGTTGTTTCTGAGGTAAAGATATGAAGTGGAATAGTGTCGGAATCCCCAACGTTCCAAAGATACCGGCAAATATCGGCAACGCCCTGATTAGTTTTGGCGGGGCGCAACTGATTAACTTGGTATTTGGCGAGAAATGGGGAATCTTTAATCAGCGCGGTATTCCGCTATTACTGGCAGACAACGTTGCTTCTGTCCGGTATGAAAACAAATCATCTGTCGTCAATTCCCCTATCGAAAACGGGAGCTTCACGAGCTACAACAAGGTAAACGAGCCTTTTAAAGCCAGTGTGATGATGACAAAGGCGACAGGGGGCGTGGTGCAACGTGGTGCATTTTTGGCACTGTTAAGCACGTTCGCCAACTCAACCGATTTATTCATGATTATCACGCCGGAGGCCGTCTATCCGAACTGCTCAATCACTGGTTACGACTATGTGCGAGAGGCTGGGAACGGTGCGCGGATGATTAAGGTCAATATCCACTTTCAAGAAGTGCGTTTGGCCAAGGTTGAGTATAAAAAGACAAAATCAGAAGCAGGATTGCAGACCGATGGCGGTAAGGTGCAGGCGAAAGAAGCGCCGACAGCAACGCCGCCGGAGCCTGTAAAAGAATCCGTGCTTTCTCAAATTGCAACTGAAGTTACAGGGGGTTGATATGAAAGTTTACACAATCCCTATTTCAGACGAACGGTCGCAAAAGGTAACGACAACACTGGGTCAGCAAGTAGTCGATATTGTGCTGACAATGCGGCTGGGCAAACTATATGCCGATGTAAAGGCAAACCGTGTGCCGGTAGTGAGTGGACGTGTTTGTCTGAATGGCGAGCCTATCGTAAACGAGGCTTTCCGCCCTTTCGTTGGGGAATTGTACTTTGAGGATTTGCAAGGACGTGAAGACCCTGTTTTCGGCGGCTTGGGCAAACGTTACGTCTTGAGGTGGGTTAAAAATGCCTAGTCTGAAAGAGAAGCGAATCAAGGTAACAATCCTTTTATCGGGCGAAGATAAGGACTTTGACGGAGACGGAAACAATACGCTTGTTTTTGACGGCTTACGGACTGAGTGTCGCATTAACTACGGCAACGGCTCAGTCATGCCGACCGCAAACGTCCGTATCTTCGGCTTGCATTTAAATAATATGCTGGCACTGCTCAGGGTGCAATGGAACACAAAAGAGGCTTTGCAAAACCTGATCCAAATCGAAGCGGGCGATGATGACAAAATGTCTGTTGTCTATAAAGGCAATATCACATTTGCCAAGCCTGATTTCAGTTTCGCGCCTAATGTCTGCCTGAATATCGAGAGCAGCACCGGCTACTATCATCAAATCGTGCCAACACCGCCGCGAAGTTTTGAGGGCGAGATAGATGTAGCGGAAGCTATTTCTCAACTTGCCGAAGACATGGGCATGACCTTTGAAAATAACGGCGTGACGGCGAAATTGAGCAATCAGTATTTGCCTGATTCCGCTTTGGGTAAGGTGCAGATGTTGGCGAAAAATGCCGACTTGGACTTGTATATCGACAATGACACGATCGCAATCGCGCCAAAAGGTGCGCCGCGCATGGTTGATGTGCCGGTAATTAAGCCTACTACTGGCTTGATTGGCTATCCAGTACCTGACCTGATAGGCGTTCAATTTGCCTGCCTTTATGACCCTGCCTTGCGGTTTGGTGGTTTGGTTGAGATTGAGGACAGCATTATCCCTACTTGTAACGGTAAATGGCGCGTTTTTGGCATGAATATCACGCTTGAATCGTTCAGCCCTAGCGGCAAGTGGGAAGTGTTTATTAAAGCGGCTCACGCGGAAAGCGAGACGGTACATGTCGCAAAATAAATTAGGCTTTGAGCAGCCGGGACAGCGAGGCGGACAAGGTGAGATAGGCTATATCGTTGAAAGTATCCTGTCGAGGCTTCAGACGGTAACGCTGGTAAAGGTTGTGGCCGTAAAAGGCGGTGGGTTATCCCCTGTCGGCATGGTTGACGTTCAGCCGCTTGTGTCGCAGATAGATGGCAGCGGCGGCGTTATTCCGCATGGGGTTATCTTCAACGTGCCATACATGAGGCTTCAGGGCGGAAGTAATGCCGTGATTATCGACCCTCAAGCAGGAGATATTGGAATGTGTGGCTTTTGTAGCCGTGATATTTCCAGTGTCAAAGCAAACAAATCAGCTTCAGCACCGCAAAGCAAACGCCGTTTTGATTATTCAGACGGCCTTTATTTTGGCGGTTTCCTGAATGGGACACCAAGCCAATACATCATGTTTTCAGGCAGTGGAATCAAAATCTTTTCCCCTACCGGCATCGAACTGGAAGCGCCGAAAACAACCATCAAATCGCCGACCGTGCAGATTGAGGGCAACACCACGCAAAACGGCACTTTCTCGCAAACAGGCGGCGGCGCGGCTTCGTTTTCAGGCAGTCTTACGACAGACGGTCAGATTGAATCAAAAGTCGATGTTGTCGGTGGTGGCAAGTCGCTGGTTAACCATACGAACGGCGGCAGCCCTGTTGATTAAGCCTGAAAGGAAAGCATGGATACTCTTTATCTTGACCCTGTATCTTGGGATTTATCGCTTACGACTGACGGCGATATTGCGATTGCAAAAAAGCCCTACTCGACCGCGCAGAGCGTTGCAAATGCGATTAGGTTGTTTGAGGGCGAATTGTATTACGACACGGAGCAAGGTGTTCCGTATTTTGACGAGGTTCTTGGACGGCCTCATTCATTTGCACTGTTTAAGCACCGTATGGAAGAGGCGGCATTGCGCGTTGACGGCGTGAAAGATGTTGCCGTATCTGTTCATCAAATATCAGAGCGCAGATTGAGTGGGAATGTAACGTTTAAGGACGAGAATAACCAAACGCATACGGTGGAATTATGAGCTTTAAAACGAATGTTCCTGCTATTGAGATTACCGACACGGGCGTGGTCGTTCCAAGTGAGGACGATATTTTGCAGGGCGTGTTGGCTGATTTTAATCAGGCTTTTGGCGGCAACTTGAATCTAAACCTTGACACTCCTCAAGGTCAGTTAGCCTCTTCTTTGACGGCGATTATCGCAGACCGTGATAACCAATTAGCCCGACTGATGAATCAGGTTAACCCTGATTACGCAGAGGGCGCAATGCAAGACGCTATCGCAAAAATTTATTTCTTGGAACGCAAGCCGGAAACAAAGGCGCAGGCTGTTTGTGAATTTATAGGACTTGCTGGTGTTGTGATTCCTAAAGATTTTCCAGTCAAGGACGAAAATGGGCAATTCTGGAAAGTATCTAAGCGGTACGTTATCGGCTCAAGCGGCACTGTTTCGGCGGTAGTAACAGCAAATAGCGATGTTCACGCCCGCGCCGGTTCTATTTCCGTGATGACACAATACATCAACGGACTTGACCGCGTGAGCAATCCTAAAGATTCCATTCCAGGCAAGCCTGCCGAAAGTCGGGAGGATTTTAAAGACCGCCGACAAAAGAGTGTGGCGATAAACTCGCTGGGTATGCCTGCTTCGGTTTATGCCAACGTTGCAAAACTTAACGGCGTGACAGATGTGTACGTTATCGACAATCCGAAAGGAACGCCGGTAGAGAAAAACGGCTACACGCTTGCGCCGCATAGCATATTTGTGGCCGTGAACGGTGGCGATAACGAAGAAATCGCTAAGACGATTTGGAAATATTCGGGGAGCGGTTGCGATTACAACGGCAATACGAAAGTCACGATTTACGATGACTTGTATCAAGACCCGAAGCCGTCATATGAGATTCTTTTCCAACGGCCTGAACAAGCGTCTATTTTCTTCAAGATTCGCGTAGCGAAAGGCGCGCCTCTTGGGTATGAGATTAAGCTACAAAAAACGATCATCGACACGTTCGAGAAAATGAAACTTTCCAAAATCGGCTCAACAGTTTACTCAGCCGATTTTTTTACGGCGATTATTCAGAATCATGCAGACGTTCGGTTGCTGGATATTCAAGTTTCAGACAAACGTAGCGGCTGGCGTGAAGCTGTTTCTGTCGGCATTTCAAAAATACCCGTTGTCATGGCGGCAAATATTGAGATTGTAGAAGATGATTGATGTTCAAAAGACAATAATCAGCCAATACGCCCATAGCCCGGTATTGCTCCGATTGATTGATGGGCTGAATCAGTGCATTTGTCCTGCCGATAAAATCGAAGAGTTTAACCGCCTTGTCTGGGACGTTGAGACGGCGGAGGGTTACGGCTTAGACGTATGGGGCAGAATAGTAGGCATGGAACGTCATTTCCAGATGGTAAGTGGCGATTATCTCGGCTTCGCTGATGGCTTCCTTGCCTTTGATGATGGTGTATGGAGCAGAGGCGCAGGCAATACAAGCGTTTTTTCGATGGAAGACAAAGCGTATCGACAGATGATTTTACTCAAGGCCATGAAAAACATCATGTACGCAACGGCTTATAACATAAACCGTCTGTTAATGCTGATGTTTGAAAAACGCGGCCGCGCTTATTACTACAAGACAGGAACAATGACAGCCCGGTACATCTTCGAGTTTGATTTAAGCAACGAAGAGCGGGCTATTTTGTTGCAGTCTGACATTCTTCCGCGCCCATCGGGTGTATTGATTGATTTTCTCGAACCATCGAGAAGTAAATATTTCGGCTTTGATGAAGCTGGTTATTCCCCGTTCAACAGCGGGGTTTTTTATTTGGAGGTTTAAAACATGGAACCAAAACGCTTAACTAAAGCATTTGCCGAAGAGGGCTTGAAAAATACAATCCCTGAAACTGCTAACGAGAACACCGCCACCAATGCTGCTACATATGCAAAAGGCTTTCCGGCTGTAACCATGACGCCGATTGCCGTAGGCGGTCAGCCGCCAAGCGGTAAGGATATGAACGGCATTTTGTACGAGCTTTCAAGCCATATCGCTTATATGAACAAAGGCGGTCAATACAAGTTTGACGCTGATTTTTGTGAAGAGGTTGGCGGCTATGATGTTGGCGCCGTTGTGCAAAGCGATGATGGCTTGACTTTATACGCGAACCAATCGCCAAAGAATAAGACAAACCCAAACTCACGAAGTTCAAAAGGCTGGAAAATTATTGCCAGTGATGCCGTATGGGGCGAGGTTGAGAAAAAGCCTCACACTGTAAACAGCATTGAGGAATTGCGAAGCTATGCAGGCACGGCGGAAGTTGTGAACGTCAAGGCTTATTATGCAGACACTACTTCAGGTGGCGGTATGTTTGTTGCCGACAAGACCGATAAATCAACAGCCGATAACGCAGGTACGGTTATCGTTTCAAATAACGGCGTTCGTTGGCGCAGGATTCATTCAGACAACCTCAGCTTAAGCGATTTTGGTTATTCCAAAAGCAAAAACAATGCTGTTCAGGCGTTCAATAACGCGGAGGCTGCCGCGCTTGGGGTTTTTGTTGATTGCTTAGGATTAGAAATCAACACAGGCGCGCTTTACCCGAAAGGCAATAAGTACACGAACGGCAAGTTTGTGATTAACGGCAAATCTGTCGATGTGCAATATCAACAGCCGCGAACTGGCATTGGCCGATTCTTGAGCGGCTCAGGCGTAGCCGCGAAGCTGAAGAATGGCGAATGGACAGGCACGGGCATTGTAGCTATTGGCGAAGGGGCAATGAGCGAAACTGAAAAATGTGTTTCAGGCATTGCCATTGGCGACCGCGCGCAGGGATTTTCCAAAATCAGCCGCGACAACATCGCCATCGGCCCTGACAGCCTGATTAGTGTTCAGGCCGAAACTGAATGGTATGAACAGTCAAAAATGGCAGGCACACGCAATATCGGTATCGGTGGCAATGCAGGCCGAGGAATCACGAGCGGATATTCCAACGTTGCAGTTGGTCGTAATGCAGGTCAAGGCTTGGGAATAGGCTACTCAAACGTTGTTCTTGGTGCAGGCGCATTGGGGGGTACCGCACCAGTCGGTTTGACTGGAGACATCGAAGTTTTCTGGCCGTCTAAAACCAGTAAAACCGTAGCAATCGGTCAGTCTGTTTTAGCGCAATACCAAAACCAAGAGGCTCAGGTGGTTATCGGTGGAGACGCGGCGAAGAACGCCAAAGCGGTTGATAAAACAACCGTCATTGGTTCTGCCGCAATGGAGAATCTCGAACGAAACCGCGCACCGAATGGCGGCGATGTTTTGTGGAATGGCACGGAATCAGGCACTTATACCCAAGCAGGCAACACAATTACGCTGACATTCTCGAATCTTCGAGGTGCTAAAGCGACTTATTGGGTGGGTATCCGTTTAACTTCGGGCGAAGCAAAGACATTGCAAGGCGATGTTGTGCCGGTGGAGGTTGTTTCCGTTACCGATACGACTATTACCGTCAACAGCCATAAATCGCTCAATGCTTCTGGCAACGCTGAATTGAAGTATGTTTACTCAACAACATCATCAGCCGGGAAGAACGAGGAATTAACCATCATCGGCGCGAACGCGATGAATAGCGCATTAACTGCGGCATACACTACCATTATCGGCGCAGATGCGGCGTTGTCAGGTGCTGACTACCAGAAAGCGACTGCCGTAGGTGCTTCTGCAATGCGAAAAGGCAATCACTTATCCAGTGTTGCTGTCGGCTATTGGTGCGCACCGAATATCAGTAGTGAGCAATCCGTTTTCGTTGGCGATTCTGCCGGCTATCGGAATGTTCGAGGTGATATATTGAGCGGCAAAATCTCAAACTCAATCGCCATCGGCTACGGCGCACGGCTTAACGGAGACAACGAAATCCAAATCGGCGGCCAAAATCAAACGCTTTACGCCCCGACAATCGTGAATATCCGTTCAGACGGCCGCGATAAAACCGACATCAAGCCAATGGAGAACGGCTTGGAGTTTGTGATGAAACTGAAGCCTGTTACTGGCTACTACGACCGCCGCGATTCCTACACGGACGAGCTGTTCAAGGATTTGCCAGCCGAAGAGCGTGAAGTCAAAATTCGTGAATGGTGGGCAAATCCAATTAAGGACGGAAGCCACAAGGAAAACCGCCTGAAACACTGGTTCATCGCTCAAGACGTTGCCGCGCTTGAATCTGAATATGGGCAGTTGCCGATGGTAAACCTGAAGAACGACACCTACACGCTTGAGTATGCAACGTTCATTCCAGTGATGGTTAAAGCGATTCAGGAGTTATCCGCGCAGGTGGAAGAGTTGAAAACCGAACTTAAGGAGTTGAAGAAATGACAAGATGTGTGATTGAACATGACGGCCTGTTTGTTGAAGAACAATATTTCGATGATGGCCGCCAAAGCATTGAGGCCGAAGTGCCACGACTCAAGCCAAACCAAGCCGCGAAATGGAACGGTAAGGGTTGGGAAATAGTGGCAGATTATCGCGGTTCTATCGTGATTATTGGAAACACTGATTGCATTTGGGATAAATTGGGCGATTTGCCTGATGGCGCGGTTGTTTTGTAAGGGCGGATTATGGGCGATATTGTAAAAATCAAAGCGCAAATCCCAACGGTCAACATTGAAATCCCGACAGGAAACGCGCGGCGGTTTGAAATCTCAATCACATCGGACGGCAAGCCTTATGACTTGTCGTCTTTTGATTTGAAAATGACATTTCGGCCAAGTGTTGGCGGAGAGTTTGACGGAAGCGAGAACCTGACTAAAGACGGTCAGGTTTTATTTTTAACGTTTCCGCCTGAATTTTCTGCCGGTGTTAAATGGCGTAGGGCGCGTTACGATATTCTGAACGCCTCTACCCATCAAACGCTGATTCGTGGGGAAATCGAACTGCTGGAGGTGATCACGAAATGACGGAATATATTTTCAGGCTATCTGATGAAACGCCTAAAATCGAGGTTGATGTAAAAGCCGCCGCCATCATCAACGGCGTGGGTCAGGATTTGTACGACCGCGCCAAGAAAGAGCTTGGCTTTACTGGCACTTTTGAGGAGTTTCTCGCTAAGTTCAAAGGAGAACGAGGAGAGAAAGGCGAAGATGGCGCGGCTGGTCCAATAGGTCCAATAGGTCCAATAGGTCCAACTGGTGAGCGAGGAGCTGACGGCTTGCCTGGTGCTAAAGGAGACACTGGACCTAAAGGCGATGTTGGACCTAAAGGAGCGGACGGACTACAAGGACCTATTGGCCATCAAGGTTTGCAAGGCGAGCGTGGTCGAGACGGCAAGTCTGCTTATGAAGTTGCGGTTGCAAATGGCTTTGTAGGAAATCAGGCGCAATGGCTGTGGAGTCTGCGAGGGAGCGATGGGGCGCGTGGCAGAGATGGTAAATCAGCCTATGAAATTGCTGAAGGGGATTTGTATTTTGGCAATGAACAAGCATGGTTAGCCTCTCTCAAAGGCGCAAAGGGCGACAAGGGCGAGCCGGGGCGAGATGGCCGCGATGGCGTGGGTATCCCGCAAAAATTGACCTTATCTGGAAATACACTCACTCTGTCAGACGGTGGCGGAAGTGTAACGCTACCAAGTCAATCAGCCACAAACGCACCTGCTGGGCAAGCCAATGAGTATGAAATCCACGGCACTGGTATGCCTAACGGAAAGGTTACTGCACCAGTTGGAACGACCTATGTGGATACAGCGGCAACTAATGGCGCGCTCAAGTGGATAAAACGCACTGGAACGGACAACCAAGGCTGGGAAGTCTTGACTGGCGATACTGGCTGGCGAACGCTTACTATTGCTTCAAAATTGGGCGCGTCATATCTAAAAGTACGCAGAAAAAACGATACTGTTATGTATCAATTCGGTGGTTTGTCGTGGGGTTGGTTCGGTATCGTGCGACGTGGTGGGCCAGGGTATTCTATTCAGCCGTCGGACAGGGAGCGGAACGTTTTTATTTTGGGTTTACGCGGAATACCGGAAGGATTTAGGTCAGAATTTAGCCTAATTGGTGGCATCTACAATGACAAGGGCATCCCATATGGAACATGGTATTTAGGTGGGCCTGGAGATTCTCACATGCTGCGTTTCCAATTTACCGACCCTGTCCCTACTGACCGAGATATTGGGGACATTCGGGTAAGTTCTATCATGTACCTGACCAACGAACCTTGGCCTACTACATTGCCATAATTTTTGATGGCTTTTTTTGTAAACGGACTTTTTGATAATTTTGTCAAAAAGTCCTTTTTCTTTGGAGATTGAAAAATGAGTAACTCATTGAAATGGGTTAAATATGTTTTAGATTGGCGTTTTCTGCCCGTGCGTTTTCAAAAGTGGCTTTTTAGCACGGGAACGCGCGTTGTCGAGTTTGCCAGTGGGTTGTCGCTGATTGGCTATGCCGCTGTGTTTGCGTTCTCGCCCGTCGATATTTACGACTGGCCGATTTACTACAAGTTTAAAACGATACCCGAATCTATCCTGATTCCTGTTTTCGGCGGTATCGGCTTGTTGCAGTTGGCGGCGATGTATTGGCAGACGTACAAAGGGAGCGTCTTTTCAGGCTATCTGTTGCTGGTGTCGGCGTTCATTTGGTTCTTGACGGCTCAGGCGTTTTGGGGAGCGTTTCCGCCTGCTCACACGGGCATGGTCATTCCGCCGATTCTTGCTTTCTTGTGCCTCTTGGCTGGCAATAACTCACTTAAATTCTTGTTTTCGGGCGAAAAATTGAAAGACAGCCTAAAGGGGGAATAATGGATTTTTTTCAATTCGGCTACCTGTTTGCCATAGGGGGCGGCATTGTCGGCAGCGCATGGTCGAGTATCAAAGACCATGACAATATGGTCTCAAGCTTGTTTGAGGCGGTTGTATCGGCAGTGGCAGCGGCAGCGGTAGTGGAGCGGTTTTTAATGGTTAATCAGGTGTGGACTTGTGCTATCGCCGGCGCATTTGTCGGTATTTTGACAGGTCACGCCATGGATACCGTGAAAACCCTTGCCCCTGGGCTGATGAAGAAGTGGGTCAAGAAAACGGCTGACAAATTTATCGATAAAGAGTAACGACAGGTCGTCTGAAATCAGACGGCCTTTTTTAATGGAAGAGTAAAAAATGCAAGAGTTAGACTGGATTAAAGAGGCTAAAAAACACATTGGGCTGAAAGAAATTGTCGGCACGAAAGCGCATAACCCGACAATCGTGCAATGGCTGAAAGATATGGCGGCGTTTCCAAATGCGGCGAAATCTTGGTATTTTGAAGATGAAACGCCATGGTGCGGCTTGTTTGTCGGCCATTGCTTAGGCAAGAGTGGCCGCGCGGTCATTAAAGATTGGTATCGCGCCAAAGCATGGGCTACTGCTGGCCTGACTAAGCTGTCAAAGCCTGCCTACGGCTGTATTGCGGTCAAATCCCGACAAGGCGGAGGCCATGTGTTCTTTGTGGTCGGCAAAAATGCAAAAGGGCAGATTTTGGGCTTGGGCGGCAATCAAGGCAATACCGTGTCTATCGTGCCGTTCAACCCTGCCGATATTGACGGCTATTTTTGGCCGTCTAAATTGGTGAACGGCAAAGCTGTGCCGTCCAGTCCGTCCCTTGAGCGTTATGTCCTGTCATCTGTTACGGCAACCGCCGCGCATGGTGCGAGCGAGGCGTAATCATGAATCCTGTCGAGTTTCTGAAAGCTCGCATTGCTGAATGGGAAGTTAAAAGCAAAGAGGCGAGCGAGAACGCTGATTTTAAAGCGTTTGAGTTTGCCCAAAGCGAATTGAAAAACTACAAAGCGATGTTAAAAACTTATGAACAGCCTGCTTAAAAACTGGAAACTGATTCTGATTGCGGCTTGTTTTGTGCTGATTGCGGGCGCGTGGCAATACGACCATGCCGCCCAATACAAGCGCGGACGTGAATCAATGGCGGCGGAAATTTCAGGCCGTCTGAAAGATGCTGCGATTGAGAAAGCAAAATCGGATCAGGTTATTTCTGAAAAGTATCAAGCCGGCAAGGCCGTGCGTGAAGAAAAGGAGCGCGTGAGATATGTTGAAGTGCAAAAGATTGTTGAGAAGCCTGTTTTTCGCAACATCTGCGTCGATGCTGACGGCGTGTCAGTCATCAACGCCGCCATTGCCGACGGCAACTAAACCGCCGGCCGACCTTGTGCAACCATGCCCGAACCTGCCTAAGCTTGAGGGCGGTACAGGCGCAGACGTGTTGCCGTGGTCGTTGCAAGTCATTGGCCTGTACAATGACTGTAAGGCTCGGCACAAAGCGTTATCCGATACTTTCAAGTAAAACAAAGGCCGTCTAAATTCAGACGGCCTTTTCTTCCAATCATAAATTTCCCTATTGTCGATTTCTTCGGGCGCGTTCCCATGCTTCGCCGGCTTCTCTGGCAATTCGCGGCGCGTTTTTGATTTGCTCCAATGTTAGGTTTTCAGGCTGGGCAATCAGCCGACCATTAAATACGCCGTCTGAAACTTTTGTAAATTCAAAAACCCAACCATCTTCATGCGCCGCCGTTTGAGTTTCAAAATCAACCGTCCATCGGCGTTGCCAGTTTCTATTTTGGTGTGGCATTTATCTTTCCTTTTAAAAAAGCCGCCATATTTCAGGCGGCCTGTCTGTTATTCTTCGTCGTCAAGTTCAATTTCTTCAGTTTCGATAGCGAGATTTGAAGCGATATATTCATCACATTCTTGAATTTGGCCTTCAAACCAGCTTTCATACTGGCTCAGTTCGTCTCCTGTAAAGGCTGTTGTGAAACCGTTTGCCATTGCCAAGCTGCTGATGTAGTCGGCGGCTTCGCGTGCCATGTTGGTTTTTGCGGTCAAAGAGATGTTAGTTACTTTCATTTTAAATCCTTACCCCTGATTACCCGAGGCACGGTTTGCACGGTTGCGCTAAATCCATGTATGTATATTACCGCTAATTTCGCGGTATTGCAAATTTACTTTGTTATCTTTTTTAAAAGCTCAAACCATTTTTTTAATGGCATGTCTGTATGACTTTTGAGATTTATATCGGCCTCCCAGCGTTGCAGTGCCGATATGGTTACATCCAACAAATCGGCGGCGGCCTGTTGCGTCAGGCCGTACTTGGCCCGGATGAATCGCAGGTTGTTTGGCGTGTAGCCTAGTTCGGGGGTATCAATCATTTTTTATCTCTTTGGCCTTTTTAAGTCTGCATCTTTTGGATACGACAGTGCGTAGTTTTGCGCCTAATTGTGCGGCAATCTGTTGATTACTCTGTGTCCAGTCCGCACTATCCCAATTTAGTGCATGCGCTTTGCGCCGCTGAATCATTTTTGCCAGTCCGTTGTTTTTGGGGCTTTCGCGCCCTTTTTTTGTTCGCTCGTCGGTGAGTTTGAGTGGCTTTAGGTTACGGTACAGTTGTAGTGTGCCTGCGTTGTTAGACCGAGTTACGCCTAATGCTCCGCGCCATTTGGCGATAGTTGCTTGACTAAGCCCCAACAGTTCGCCAATATAGGCTGCACTCTTTGTTTTGACCGCATCTGCCAACTCTCCACACAAAATCGGCGTGCCCGTATCCTTGCGATATATCCAAACCAGCGTGCCGAACAGCGCCGCGCCTCCGACTACCACATTGCCGGAGACCTCATCATGTATCACATCTCCTCGTTTAACTTTTGGTGGGTTATAGGGTTGCCCGCTAATGTTGATGAGTGGGTAAGGATAGCCGCCGGAATCCATATCATGCAGTATGCGTTTTAGTGTGTTCGCACCTATCGGCAGAGATGAGGCGCACTCAGTATATGTGCGTGTGGCAATATAGGCGGCAAGCTCACGGGTGATGATGACTCGCTGCCCGCCGCGTATGCCCTGCTTGCGTCCAAAATATACAGTTGGGTGTTTTGTGTTTGTCGGCCTAACCTCCGATACTATCCAATTATCACCCCAAAAATCTTTTATTGTATCCATATAATTGCTTTGACAAAACCGCCCTTTCGGGCGGTGCATAAATTAATTGCCAAATACTTCGTCGAGGGCGGCATTGGCGGTGGCAGCGTAGTCTTCTAAATCGCTGTTGGTGCTTGTTACCGCGTCCATTACACGGTCATAACCGTGTTCTGCCACCAGTTCGGCGATGCGGTTTTCGAGGGCTTGGTTGTCAGCAACCACTTTCGCCCACCAGTTATAATCGGCTTGGCTGATGGCAAAATCGGCGTTTTCGTTGTCGATTTTTTCAAATTCTCGGTCAAACGCGCCGGTGTTACCAACAAAATCAAAGATATAATCGCAGCCAGTTTTAGGGTCAATAATAGACAGGGTTTTGATTTTTCCAGTCTCTTTTATATATAGTTTCATTTTTTGCTCCTATCCGCCCGTAGATGGTCAGTTGGTTAATCATGTTTGGCAGACCTTGTTGTCTGTCCATGTGTGTATATTACCGCTATTTTCGCGGTAATGCAAGAGTTTTTTTTGACAAATTTATCCAAAAGTGCCTAACACACTGATTTTTAATAAAATAAACTTAAAGCGAATCTATAAAATTAGCCCAATCTTGAAGCATTTGGCGGCGTTGCGTGATGTATTTCGCGTGAAAATAAGCCGCGTCTGTTTGATTGTCTTTGGCGTGGGCAAGCTGCGCCTTGATATGCTCATGCTCGTAGCCCATTTCTGACAGATTTGTCGCCAGTGTAGCCCGGAAATCATGCCCCGATATGGTCAGCCCCATGTACTCTAACGCCCGATTGATGGTTGTTGCTGAAATCATATCATCAGGCCGCCTGCTGTTTGGAAATAATAGACGGCCTGAGCCGGTAAAGGCCTGCAACTCTTTCAAAATCTCTACAACCTGCCAAGACAGCGGCACGATGTGCAGGCGTGCTTTCTTCATTTTGTTGGCAGGGATACGCCAAATGCCTGATTGCAGGTCAATATCGACCCATTCAGCCCGTCTTGCCTCAATCGTTCGGACGGCCGTGTATAAAAGCAACTGCACAGCCTTTTTTACGACAAATGAGCCGTTATACTCAGACAGGCTTGTCTTAAACGCCTTTATTTGCTCAACAGTCATGGCTTTGGCGTGTGTGATTTCAGGGCGTTTTAGATAGCCGGCAAAGGCAAGAGTGGGGTCAACTTCAGCCCTCATTGTACGGATAGCATATAAGAACACTGCGCTCATGTGTTGGCGCGTGTAGATGCCGGAAACGACAACGCCTTTGTCTTTGCATATATCCAAACATTCCATGATTTGCCGTGGCGTTACTTTAGTAATTGGCGTGTCTCCGATGATTGGATAGGCGTATCTCTCAAGCATACTTCGCGCGGCCTTGATACTGCCTTTGCTGATTGTCTTGGTTGCAAAGTATTCTTCCGCGATTGCCCGAAACGTGTTTTTGTTTTGGCGCGTGTTTTGGCGTTTCTTTTCCGCCCTATCTTGGGCTGGGTTGATTCCCTGCTGAACAAGTACACGCGCTTCCTTGCGCCTCTCACGCGCTTCTGCAAGCGAGATTTCAGGGTATGCACCGAGTGAAAACACTGATTCTTTACCATCAATTCTGAAGCGATAACGCCACAGTTTTGATCCGTTTGGATTTATTACGATATAAAGGCCGTTTGAATCGGTTAATTTATAAGGCTTTTCGGCTGGTTTCGCCTTGCGGATTTGGGTATCGTTAAGCATAAAAAAGCGGGTATGTGTGAGTGGATACCCACAATCATACCCACTTTTATCAAGGATTGCCACGCACTAAAACGGACGGGAACGGACAAGAAGTAGCGTTAAATTCAGATTTTTCAAAACGATAAGATTCAATACGAACTAGCGCGAACTAGAATAACAGTTTTCGATAAATAAAAGCATTTTGAATCTAACTTACTGTAAATTAAAGAATCTTTGAT